AGTACCAAAAGTTAAATCAGAAAAATCTGTAAACGCAGTGGTTCCAGAAGTAGTTGGATTAACATTCGTTAATGCTGCTCCACCTGCAGTATAGTTTGTTCCTGATGCTTCTTGTCCTGTACTATACGCTGTAGTAGACGCACTCATAGTTGCAGAACTTGTATATAACGCTAACTTAAAAGAGTTGCCTCCCGAAGCTTTAAAATTATGTACTGCCTGCAAAAGTTCACTCTTAAAAGAAGTGCACATTGCTTGTGTAATTGCCATTATAGTCTCCTAATAATATTAGCTAGGTCTTTTTGACCTTGTTTCTCTAATTGATTGCATACCGTACAAATGTGGTTATTCACCGCTTCTTGCATATAATACACAATCACCTTTTTGCATACTTTTTCAAAAGCATGAGCTTGTTCCCTAATGGGTGCAGGAGCTGTATCACTAATAGAGATTATTTTATTCGTTGCCATTTCCGCAATTTCCTCTATCGTGTGCCCTCTGTTCTCCGTTGTGGTAACACCTAGATTTCCAACTTCTGTTTCTGAGTTAAGTGAAAACATTAGTATTTCTTGGGCTCCACAACCTCTTCTTGTACTTGTTCGTCGTGCCTTCCCACTAATCCTATAGGAATAGCTTGTTGTTTCTCCACTTCGGACCATCTACAAATTTTTAATTCATCATCCACCATATAAGTAACATACGGATCTTCTAGTCGATGATACCCATACAATTTTTCTTGAATCGGTATGTCAGCATCTAAAAGTCCCGACGTTAAAGCTACTTGAACAATAATACCTGCGTCTATACATTTTGCCAACCAAAATTCACAACAACCTCGTCCTTGCTCTGCAAAGTGTAGATTACCTTTATAAGTAAAATCAGCCCCAAACATACTAATACCACCAACCTTATTCCATAGGGCAAAAGCAATAGCGTAAGCAATAGTATTATTAAAATAACCGCAATGTAAGTCCGTAACTATTTCTTTTATTGGGTATTCTTCTAAGGCTTCCACTCGTTTGTCTGATTCACAGGTGTATATTGGATAATCTGCTGTAGGCAGTGTTTCTTTCATCATAACTGTCATATTGCCCGCATTATCTGTATCAAAGAAACGACTAACAGGATCCATAATAAAAGCTCTGTCTATTCTTTTTAACACACCAATCATGGCGTTAATTGCCCAAACCTCATCAAATTTTTTACTGTGGGTGATCATTTTATGGTAGTCTAATTGACTATTCCCCATAGCAATAATAGCTATGTTTTTACCTTCTAATTCAGGAATTGGTTTCATCCTTGTATTCCTCGAATGTTATCATAACGGTATTCATCCCTATTACCTAGTGTTTCAAACATAGCCTTTAAACTATTAATTGCACTTCCAAATCTTGCTTCAAAAGCTTGTATTTCAGGTGGTTCTAGTTTTAAAAAGGTTGCTGCTTCCACTAAACTTCCATATAACATTGCATCAGGAGCATTAGTTCCTAACCAACTGGTTCCATCTGACGATGCAGTAATGGACTCAGGTCTGTAGACATAATGAAGTTCAAATGTAAAGTTACTGTTTGGTGTGGGGGCTAGAATAAATGTATCATCATCAAATTCTGCGTAATAAAGAGGTTCCCCAGTTGTTGCTGCTGCTGGAGTATAGTCTCGTATAAAAGTAACTTGTTTTAATAATAGATAGTTATAATTACTGTCTCCGTCTATAACAGCTAAACTCAAGGGAGTTAAATAATCACTTGGTGTAGCTAAATATGTATTTCCTGAGGCACCGCTTCCTGTTACATTTTTACGAAAAACAGGAATTTGTACGTTTTTTAAAATTCTTTCCTCAGCTTCTTTAATAAAGACAGGATAGTTATCAGTAAATGTAGTTTCCGCACTATCTACATAGTCTCCTATAGCCGATTTTAATGTTGTGTATGTCCAGCTCATGATGTTGTTATGGTTAGTGTACCTAGTTCCCCTGTCATTTTAAAGGGATCATTTAAAGTATTAGGAAAAATTGTTCCAATAATGTCTGCGGTGGTGTCTGGTCCTTCTGTTGTTACTTTTCCTCTGCTTCTAATTTCAGCTTGATCTGGTCTAGGATCGTATAACGCCTCTGCTACTAGAACCTGTGGAGTTGGATCTAATTGAGGTTGTTTGGGGTCAAAACATTCAGGACAAGCTTTAAAGTTATTCCATTGTTTTCTAAGGTCTAAATAAGGGTATGTGAAACCACATATATCGCACATCCCTAAAGCATATTTTCCTTTTGCATATGCCATTAATATGTCCTTGCTGGAACTAGATGAAGACTAGTCCTTCCTTGATCACCTGCTATTGCTCTAGCAAAATCTTCCTCATATAAAGGTTTTAAAAGTGCTACTCTTTCAGGGTTCTTTTTAACCGCTATGTAAAAAGCCAGTCCTGAAACCATTGGTGCAATAAAACGACTCGGTAGATCAGGATCATTAACAGAAGCATTAATGTCATCCATCCGTTGTATTCTATTAGATAGAAAAATATCTGTAGAATTTTCAGGTGTTGGCCAAAGATATAAAATAGGGGTACTTTGCCTGTCTAAGAAATATTGAATAGGTCTACCTTTAGTTTCTTTAGTTGGAACATTAAGATATTCTTCTCTACCTACGCTTGTCATTTGAATATCAGTAACGGTGGAACCTATTGTTCTACGCAACACAGCATCAACAATATCTATATCATAACTATTTAAAGTATAGTTAGCTGTTCCTTCCGTAAGGGTTAAACTTACTTGAGCAATAGTCCAAACATTAACACCTCGATTAGCCCAATCTGAAAACATGATATTTAAAGAGCGACGGGCTGTTACTGCGTCATATCCTGTACGCAATTCCAGCCCAGCCAACTCATACGCCTCTTCCATGACGGCTGCCGTATCAAGACTAAAGGTCTTAGTTCCTGATGTTGCCATTACCTATGATCCTGGTGCTTCGTAGTATTTTAAAAACTCACACCAAACAGTATATTCATTACCTGCATCAGATGTAGAGGGTACTACCAAAAGTACATCTCCTGAATAACCTGAGGCTGCAGTATTTTTTAAACCACCAAACTCGCTAAAATCAAATGAATTATCGTAGCTTAGTGTTAAAAAAGTAACATCTGTTGTTGCATCCCAGTCTAAAGAAGCTGGTGCATCAGGTGCTCCACTGCATGTGTACCATATTTTATTTAAAGATACATGAGCGCAAGACTCACCGTTTACTGTGGAGGTGTTCAACGCAGAAACATCTACTAATGTAGTACTGCTAGCACTTCCATCTGAATAAACAGAACAATAAACAATAAGCTTTTTATCGTAATCATACTGGTTAGTAGGACCTGTGACTGTATTAGCCATAGTTTACCTCCTATTAAGCGTCAGCAAATGGTGTTACTAAAGTTCCTGATCCTAACAACTGAGCTGCAACATGATACTTAGCACTTGCTATAGCCGTTACAACAACAATACTACCTGCTAGTCCACCTTTAGTGGTACCATTTTGTGTGATTACATCATTAGATGCACCAGAAATAAAGGTCTTACCTGCTGCACTGTCATCGATGCCAGTGTACGCACCACCAACAAACTTATCTGTACCATCGGTTACTATGTCCATATCAGTTGCCGCAGTTACTACTATAAAAGTAAACTGAGCACCTAAGTTAGCTAATTGGTTTGGATCCGTTTTATCTGAAGGCTCTGTAACTACAATACTCGGAAGTGTAAACACTCCGTCTGCATCATTGCATAAAAGTGGTCTCCCAGCATGTGAAGCTACTGTAATTGTTGTGTTAGCCGTTAAGCTGACAACAGAGTTATACCCTGCATTGATAAACCCAGCAAGGGATCTTACTGGACCTGAAAAAGTTGATTTAGCCATCGTTTCCTCCTAACTAAAACTGCTGTATCATCTTGGAGTACGTCTGCCGAGTCAGTTGATACAACGTAATTATCTCGGGTTAAAAAATAGGGGAGAAGAAATCCTCTCCCCTAATTGTTTTATGCTCCTGGAGAACCATAAATACCACGCCAATCACTAAAGCCGAAGCTATAGCGTTCACGTGCTTTATACCTAACATTACCGCTCTCAAAATCACCTTCCATACCACTAGAAACAGGGGTACGAACAAAATGTTTAAGACCATTCGGAACGTCAGTTATAAGGAACCAAGCATCAGTGTCAGTAAGATAATGATTAACTGAATATCCGCCTGAGACCATTCCCATATTGCGGAGAGCGTTTATATCATTATCTGCTGTACCTACTCTGCCTGGAGTATTTAGTAAGCGATCCGCTACAAATTGCAAAGCCGAAGGAATTATTAATTTCTTCGATTGCGCATTTATCTTAAGAGCTCTTTCATCTTTAAAACCTGCAATATCTATCATTGCCTGTTCTAGAGAAGTCTCATTAAGATCAGCTGCTGTGCTTGGTTCATTCGCTAAATCACCAGCAGTTAAAGTGGGGTGATCGGTGGCCAATAAGGCTTTACCGTCACCACCAGCAGTTGCTCCAGCTGTGAATCCGTTATTTAAAACGTTCGCAGCTTTTACTTGCTTGGTTTGATGCATCGAACGTGCCAATGCACGAGTATATCGTGCTGACAGCGAATC